TAGGGCGATCAGATCAACGTGTGGGACGTTGAAGCCGATGGACAGCACATTGACCGAGGTCAGGGCTTTGATGGCACCAGCGCGAAAATTGGCGATCAGGCGCTCGCGCTCCTTCTTCGGGGTATTACCGTCTATCTCCTCGGCGGAGATGCCAAGGTCACGCAGGGCATCACGCACGGCAATGGCGTGATCGACCCCGGAGCAAAAGCAGAGCCACGCTCGCCGGTTGGCGCCACGCGCCACAATCTCAGCAGCGGCGCGCTTCACCAAATCGTCAGCCATGGCTGCGCGCTCTAGCTCGCCAGCGATAAACTCGCCGCCGCGCCTGTGCACGCCCTTGGTGTTGATCTCCGCCTCGGTGGCCTTCGATACCAGTGGCGACAGATACCCCTGCTCGATCAGATCTGCGACGTCGGCCTCGTAGATAATCTTCTCAAACATGGCGTCTTCGCCAGTGTCGAGGCGACCGCTATCGAGGCGGTGCGGGGTAGCTGTCAGCCCAAGCAGGCGCATGTCGGGGTAGACATTCCGCAGATCGGCAAAAAACTTGCCGTACATGCTCGATGCCTTCCTCGAAATAAGGTGCGCCTCGTCTATGAGCGTTAAATCGAATTTCCCCAGCTTCTCGACCTTGTCGTAAACAGACTGGATGCCGCAAAAAATGATCGGGTTCGTGGTGTCCCGCCGACCGACGCTGGCCGAGAAAATGCCTGCCGGTGCCTCCGGCCAGATGTTCAGCAGTTCGGCGTGGTTCTGCTCGATCAGTTCCTTGCTGTGCGTGATCACGCATACCCGCATCAGCGGATAGTCGTGCAGGAGTTCCTGCAGGAATTGGGCGATGATCAGGGACTTGCCGCCGCCGGTCGGGATGACGATCAGGCCATCGCCGCCGCCATCAAACCAGTGGGCGTACGTGCTATTGATACTTTCTCTCTGATAGGGACGCAGGGTCAGCATTTAGTTCTCTCCAGTTAGTCATGCGGGCCATCAATGAAGGTGCCGCCGCTCGTTAGCTCGTAGGTAATTTTGAATTCGTTAGTCGCAGATTTCAGTTTGCCGGGGACGAGGCTCGGGATGTACCGGTGGGCAACGCAGCCCTCTGCCTGAAACTCCCGGCTGGGTTTTTCGTCAAACTTGGCGCAATGAAACTCCCCTTCAGCGATGGGGGTCGAATGCAGACAGGTTCGACAATTGCGCTTGGCAAACTGGCCTTTGTGGCAGACCGAGAAAGCGTTGCACATCTTGCAGACGTAAGCCGCCTTGCTGGTCGGATCCTCGAACAGCCGCGCCGGGGGGTTCTGCGCCTGAATGACGCGCTGTCCACGACGCTCGAGCGCCTGCCCCACAGCCGGGTCGTAGTCGATGATCTCCCCGTAAAGCTCGTCACTGTTCTTGCTGTGGGCGAGGTAGAAGCCTTTATGGATGCCCGAGAAGTGCATGTAGAGCATCAGCTGCCGCAGGTGCCCCGGCTTGGACGCCTTCACGCCGCCGGTTACCAGCGATTTGAAACTGGTTTCGTTGTGCGTCTTGAACTCCAGTACGGCCCTGCCGACGCCGGGGATATCTACGGCGACACCGTCCATGTGCCCCCGCATGTGCCCCGTGCTATCGCGCAGGGCCCACTGCTCGCCGGTCGCCGGATCCCGCTCCTCAATCTCGATCCCAATGCGCTTGAGATCCTCGATCATGCGGGCTTCCTCGCGGTGCCCGGTCTGGAACAGGCGCAGCAACCGCCCCGAGAATTTCTCTTTATCGACGGCCCACCGAAACCCGTACCACAGCGCCCGGTCGCAATCGGTGGCAAACCCGGACATGCCGAGGTACCCCCGAGGCGGCTCATTATTGGCCTTGGCGTAGTCATCGTAGATCAGGTCGACCATGGTCTGGGCGGCGGTACGGGTTATGGACGCCATCAATCAAACTCTACGGGGACGGGCTTCGTGGATACGCGAGTGGAGGAGGAGACGATGAAGAAGCTATCGTCCAAGGCATCGCCGAGAACCTCCTTCACCTTCTTGGTGTCGAGGCGCCTGCTTTCGCTGGTGGACGCGCTGACGATCCAATTGTAGCCACGGGTAATCGACAGACCGCGCCGCTTGAACTCGTCCTTGTGCCGGTCAAGCTCCGCCTCATCGGCCTTAAGCTTGAAATTCATCTGCCCAATTAGGTCGGCCAGATCGAGGTCCGATATGTTTTCAAAGCTCATTTTTCGTACTTCTTCTTGATGATGCGAAGCTGGTTGTCCCGGCGCAGGATGACGTGCAGGGCTTCGAGACAGACCTCTCGTACGGTCGGCCCATCCACCTCATGCAGCCAGTCCCAGTCGCGGATGATGTCCTCAAGCTTCTCGGTGATGTCGGGTTTCTTTTCGGCCATTATGGTTACTTCATCATCAGGGAAATCGTTCCGATAAATGGGCGATACACTTCGCCCGAGTTACCGGTGAATTCGGTGTCTGACCACTTCCCTGTCGCCATAACCCCATTGCCCTTGGCTGCAAGAGCGATTTTCCTAAGCTGCTTACGGCTTTGCTGGGTGAGTATGGAAATCATAAAAACCTCATCCTCCGGGCGAACCCTTCCGGAAACTATCAATCCGTCTGGGTCATCAATGATGGTCGTGGGATAAATCGGCATAATGACCATCTTCACTCCCAGAAAAGGCATCGCCAAAAACGCGTCCCTCAAAAACGTCATTTATTTCTCCATTGGTTTGGGGAGACAGGGGCCGTAGCCCCCGCCTGTTTGTTAACGGCGAGCGAAGGGGTTGCCAGCCTGCGGCGTAGCAGGGCGACCAGTGGCGGCCACCGGGGCGGTCGGACGGGCCTGCGCAGTAGACGGCGGCTGAACACGCACCGGGGGCACAACGCTATTCTCGTACGGCCTGTAGCTCGAGATGCTGTTGCGCGGGGGATAGGGCAGGCCCGTCTCCGGGTTGATTTTCACCTCGCGCTGCCCGAAGGCGTTCTTCACGGTGTCCTGACGGAGCACGACATTGCCAATGAACGGCATGCGAAGCAAAGCGTCGCTATCGTCGTAGACGGCATCGGAATTGAGCCCGGTGGCGTCGATCAGAGCGCGAAGCTGGGACATGCCGATCTGGCGGGCCTGCTCGTTCGTGTGCTGCACGTTATAGCTCATGAAGATCTTGCGGCCCGCGTGCTCGCTGCCCTCGAGGACGTTGAAGGTCACGTCGAGGCGGGATCCGGTATTGCTTCGATTGGCAACCAGTTCAGTGTTCTCGACCTCCAGCGGGTACTCGCCCTCGGGGAGCGGATCGCGAGAGGCTTGGGCTTCGACGGAATTCGGGTCAAAACCAGCTTCGTAGAGATCATAAAGACGTGCCATTTTATTTTCCTTTTAGGAGTTTGCTTCGTTGGTGTGGAGGTACTTGGAAATCTCAGCCCACGCCTTGCCCTTGGGCAACATGAAGGCATCCGGCATCTTGAGAAACCGGTGTTTCGCAACAAAAGCCGGGCGGCCATCGGCAAACAGCCAGCGGGTGCCGCCACCTTCGGCGTGAATGGCTTTCTTGCCAAACCCGCTTTCGGCCTCTTTGATCACCACCTTGGTGTTGATGAAAAACACGCCGTCTGCGGCCTGTGTCGTCAAACCCTCAGCCCGCTTGTGCAGCTTCAGGTCATACCGCTTGTAGGGCTGAGAGCCGGGTTCCTCGTGGTTACTGGCAAGCGCGAGAGCAAGCCAGATGATCGTCATCCGCCGCTCACGACGCAAGAAGTCACAGATCTCGATCAGCTGCTGCCAGTGTGCATCGGCAATGATGTAGCCCTTGCCATACCCCGGCGTCTCGATGCTGGCCCACTGATTGGCCACGCAAACGTCGCGCCAGATCATCGGCTCGAGGGCGTCGAGGCTGTCTAGAACCAGCGTCTTAAACTGGTTCTTGTCGCTGTTCAGGGCCTCCAGCGCCTGCAGCAACTGATCCCACGACGTGATTTCACCAAAGCCCGTGGTTTCAATGCCTACCGGGGGGCGTTCAGGCGCGATCTGAATGTAGACCGGGTCCGGCGCCTCCAGCGCCAGAGAGGTCTTGCCCATGCCCGCAGTGCCATAGACCAGCAGCATGGGTTCCAGCGTATTGCTGGACCTTTTGAGGCTCTCCAATGAGATTGCCATTACTCGTTCTCCAGATCTTTTTGGATGTCATAGACGGCATCGGTCAGCGCATCGCACAGGTGAGCAATGAGCGCGGCGCGACCAAATTTTGCATGCGTGACGATGTGTGGGAATTTGTTGCGAAAGGACCGTTCGATCAGGTCCGCAAACTCGGGCAGAGCGGCAGTCGCCCAATTGTCGATGTCTTCGCTCTGGGTACGCTCGCCGTATCCAAGGTACGCGTCGAAAGCGTAGCTGGGCGCAGTGTCAGGCAAATTGTGCATTTCAGAAGCTCGTTCGTTGGTTCGTTGGGTAAGTAAGTTGTGCCCGCATCTCGGGCTGACCACATCGGTTTAGGAGGCCATTCAGAACCCGTCAACATTATTTTTTCAGAAAATGTAAAAAAGAAGGTGGACGTCGGGCTAGGCTCCGAGCCATGATGGGAGGGCACTTTTTTTACATGAGGAGATCATGAACGAACTTTACAAATGGTTTCAGGTTGAGCGCGGTAGGCGCTCCATGCTTGCCGCCCTGCTGGGGTTGAGCCCCAGCACCATCTCTCACTGGCAGAAACGTGGCGTGGTGCCTTTTTGGCGCGCGGTTGCGATATCCGAAATTACCGGAATCCCGCGCTGGGAACTTAGGCCGGACATTTACGAGGATCCGGACCGTGGAGCGTAACAGGGGGCAGACGGAGTGGCGGCCAGAGCAGGTCGATGAACTAAAAAAGCTGTGGCACGAGGGCAAAAGCGCCACGGTCGTAGCTCAGGAGATGAGTAGAATGTTTGGGCTGAAAATTACCCGAAATGCCATTATTGGCAAAATTCACCGGCTGGTCCACGCTGGCGTCATGCTCGCTCGTGGAAACAGTCGGCCACAGGAGGCCAAGGATCGAACGAGCCGCCCGCGTCGGCCCAAGGTGCAGGATCAGGTCGCCGCCACTGCTCCGGTGGCGAGGCAGACGGCCCCGGTAAAGGTCGCTCCGACAGTGCCCATCAAGGGAAACGTCATTGCCTTTCAGATGAAAGAGAAAAAGACCGGGCCGGGTCTGCTGGAAGACGTGAGCGGGTGCCTCTATTCCATTGGTGTAAACGCTAAAAACCTGCACGTGTTTTGCAACGATGAAAAGCAGGACGGCTCG